AAGGCTTCCTGAATTTTGGAGCTGCCACAGAATTAACAATATCTGCGGGTTCAGTTACAGCCACAAGGACAAGGCATAGGATAGACACGGAGAGCAATGCGGCCACGGATGATCTTGTTACAATCAACGGGGGTTCTGCAGGAGACATACTGATTCTGACAAGCGCAAGTGCCGCAAGAGACCCGACCCTGAAAGATGCAACGGGAAACATGAATCTGGCAGGGGATTTTACACTGACAAATCCCGTTGATACAATCATGCTGCTTTTTGACGGCGGGATTTGGAAAGAACTCTCAAGGTCTAATAACGCATAATCTTACTTTCGGGAAGAATCTTAAAATGGCAGATAAACAAAAGATAGCAGCAAACACTGTGGGAATAATAGGATTGCTTAGTCTTATTTTAGCTGGAGCCCTATATTTTGGAGATGTTTCAGAATTAAATGATTTGTATATTTGCCTTGCTACCGAGAAAGTTGCAAGGTTTAATGGAACCAGCAGTCATCCAGAGCCACTGAGTTCAACAGGACTAACAGGGTATTATTCTGATTCAGATGGAAATCATATTGAAAGATGCTATGCTTCTAATGGAGATAAAAGTTCTTGGGTCAAACTGAATGATTACCTAGAAGAGCAGGAAATTAATTTAGATGAATTCTTACAGCCGAAGATTATTGTGCAGCAAAACCTGGGAAAAAGCTATCTTTGTTCGGTTGAAGGTTGTATAGAGATATGAAACCATTTTTCAAAATGTTTATATACAAGAGAGAATTCTCTTTAATATGAATCAGCAAGTGTTTACAGTATATTCAGAACCCATATCTTTCGGACAAATTCAAGAGAAAAGTGAAAAGAAATTCTTTGTTGAGGGATTTATATCTACTTCTGACAGAGATCTAGTTGATGACATAGTTACAGATGGTGCATTAGATTCAATGATGGAGCAGCTTAAATCAAGAGTTATCAAATTAGATTTTGAACACGATTCATTCAGGGGAGATACAGATATAGAAAAAGAAATAAACAAAACAAAAATGCCTCTGGCCAAAGCAGTTGATTTCATGAGAGTTAAGGATCTTGAAAATAATGGTGTAAAAGTCAGATGGGAATTTAATGATACCTGGAAAAAATTTGATAGTAAAGGAGATGTTGTTATGGACTTCCCCGATATTAGAAAAAATATTGAGAGAGGATTCTATGATGCATTTAGCATTGCTTTTATTCCAACAAAGTCAAGTTTTAAACAATTAAGAGACGGTACAAAATTAAGATTATTGGATGGTATGAATGTACTGAATGTTGCCTTGACAGGGAATCCGATCAATCCAGGATCATCCCAGACTAATGTTTTTCTAAAATCTTTGGATTATCTGAAGGAGTCTGAAAGTAAAAGACGACATACACCTGCTCATAAACCGAGTGCAGATGAAGATGAGGATGAAGATGAAGATAATCCTAAGAAGAAGAAAAAGAAAAATTCATCTAAGAAAGCCTATGATAAAGATGGAGCTCATGCACATACTGATTCTGAACCATTAGGCATGCATAATCATCCTGAGATTGAGAAAGTTGTTGGAATCTTATCTGAAGAGATGCATGACAGAATTTTTAGATTATCAGATAGGGTTTTTACAATAGAGAATGTATTAAGACCTAAAGAAGATAGTGCAGAGACAGTAATTAGATCATACTCTAAAAAGAGACATAAAATTCAAAAGGAGGTAAAAAAAGTGGCACAAGAAAACGAAAACGAGGATCAGACACAGGAGTCAGGAAGCGAAGGTGAAGAAAGATCTGAAGAGAAACCTGCAGAAAAGCCAGAAGGTGAAGAGAGTGCAGAAAGTGGCGCAGAAAGTTCTTCAGAGTCTTCTGGAGCTGAAACTGAAGGGAAAGCAAAAGTTAACTTAGAAGTGAAATCTCGATTAGATGCTATGGAGAAATCTATAAAAGCTATTGAGAATGCAATAATTAAGCCAGTCCAGAAAGCTATTTCAGAACAGACATCAAGAAACGCTCAAGCAGAAGGAAAGGCAGTCGAACCACTGGACTTAATCTAAAATGGCATACGAAAATTTAGATGCAGGACAATCTGGAACTTATGAGATGCCTAGTATTGACTTCAAGAGTACATACTCACATTCGTTTGGTTTTATTCCAGATAAGACGCCTTATGTTAACGGCCTGAAAGGAATTGACGCCAGGGGTAGTTTGAAGAAATTATTCCAGTTGGGACTGAAAGCTCTTACGAGCACAACAGGTGGAGCAGGAACAGCTGGTCAAGCAATGGTTCCGGTCTTCCTAGACCCAAGAATTGTTGATATTACCAGGAAGGAAACTCCATTAGTTGAGTTGATCCCAAGAGTTTCAAACATGGGATTGACAGCAGACTTCAACAGGTTGACAGCTAAAGGTGGTGGAGTTACCGCAGCAGAAGATGCATCTCTTAATGAAGTGAACGATACTTACGTTAGAGTAAGCAAGGCGATTAAATTCGTATATTCTGTTGGTAGAGTAACAGGACCTGCTCAGGCAGCTTATCCGTCTTTCATACTCCAAGGACTTGTATCAAGTGGAGCTGGATTAGGAACTAATCCATTTAGTCCGGCAGCAGCACCAAATGCAAGACAACTTGAAGTTCAAGTGAAGGCACAGGCTCTTAGAGAAAAAGAAGAAGACTTAATCTTCAACGGAGATTCAGGAACCGACTCTACAGAATACGATGGTATAATTATCCAGCAAAGTACTACAAATCAACTTGATTTGGCAAGTGCAGCTATGACATGGGATGACATCGAGACTTCAGTTAGAACAGCGTTTGATAATAGAGGAAGACCAAAGTTGGCAGTATGTTCGAGTTCAGTTTTACAGGACATAAGAAAGATGATGATTGACACTTTCAGATTCAGCCCGGCTGATATGAGAGCAGGAGCAGAACTACCATTCGGTATTAATGCGCAACTAGTATTATGGACTATGATAGGGCAGATACCAGTTATTCCTAGCAGATTCTTGTCAAATGTTTCTGGATCTAAGCAGATATTTTTCTTAGACCTGGATCAGATTGAGATGAGAGTTCTATTGGACATGACTTTTGAAACCCTAGCTAAAACTAACGACTCAGAGAAGTTCATGCTTAAGATATATGAGACACTCGTATTAAGGGCTCCAACATTCAATAGCTTTATTGACAACATAGCTTAATTATTTATTTTTATTTTTTTAAGTTGTCTCCCAGATGCGGGGGAAGAGTTAGACGCATCAATATAATTACAAGGAGGTAAAACAAATGGCAGCAGTAACAGGAACTGTAAAAGATATGGTCCCAAACTTGGGAGCAAAGACTTTGATAGTGACGGCTCCAAATACAACTGATAATGCAGATACTATCGCAATCACATTGGCTGATTTCGGTATAACTACATTCTTAGGAATACTTGGGTTCACTCACTCTACAGAAGATTCTGTGATTATTACTGAAGCACCAACAACAGCAGTTGCAGCAGGAGTGTTGACAATTACAGTTGGAGGTTCAACAGCTAATAAGAAAAGAACATTCATCGTTTACGGGGAATAGGCCATTAATTGAAAATGTCAAAAGAGGGTATTCCTCAATATGGTGAAGTGACCAATGAAGAGAGAGAGGCAGCTGGCTCAAGAAGCAGAGGCAATCAGGTTTTCCACTTTCCGGCAAATGCAGGAAAGGCAGGAGCAACAGCTGGTTGGGCTTTCGCTAATAATAATGGAGCAGCAACACTACCTGCAGCACAGACTGCATCTACGTTAGTGATTCCATTAGAGCTGAAGGCTGGTGACGTAATCACTGGTTTCACAGTGAGTGGTCAGATAGAAAGTGCTGGAGCTACCGCAACACTGGATGCTGATTTGAGAGCAACTACCGCAGCAGCAGCTGATTTGACAGATGCTTCGATAGGTGCAATAACGCAAGTCAGTGTAACAGCAGATACTTTGGTTGCGGCAAGCAAGACAGGGTTAAGTGAAACTGTAGCTTCTGGGAAATCCTATTACATTTTGTTAACAGGAACTACCGCAGCAGCAACAGATGTAGCTCTACAGGGTGTTGAAGTCACTATTACACAAAAATAATTTATTTTTTGTTTTAAATTTTTGAGAAGGGTTTGACTAAGCCTTAATTTAGTCACCAATTAAACAGGAGAAATCAATATGACAAGACAATACAGATTAGTAACTCCCGCAATAGCTGGAGGTACAGCGACTGTAACGAGTGAGGTAATACACGGGGAGATTGTCTCTGTGGAGATAAATTACCCTGCGAATACATGCACTGTCGACCTAAACACATTGCAATTAGTAGGACAAGAAATCCTGAATTTAGCAGCAGCCAATACAGATAGGGTGGTTTATCCTAGAGTTCAATTACAAGATACCACTGGAGCTAACCTTGATTTGAGCGATCTTGAGGGTGGAGATACGAAGGTATATGGAAATTTTGTAGTCCATGGAAGGCTTAAATTGGATCTTGCAGCAGGAACTAACGGGGATGTTGTTACTATACTTGTCAATGTAAGGGAATAATGAAATTTGTAAACAACAAAGAACCAAGACAAGTCAGATTTGGAGATGCTGGAAAACATTGGTTTAGAACTGTGAGGAATGGTGAAGAGGTAGATCTTCCATTTCTTGTTGGACAAGAACATGGCTTTGATTTAGTGGAAGACAAACCAATAGCCACAGAGGGAAAGGCAGGAACTAAGACAGTTGAAACCAAACAAAAAGAGATTGGTAAAAAAAAACTTCTGGAAAAAAGTCTCGGAAAAATTAAGGGAATTGGTAGAAAGACTGTCCAGGATATTATTTCTATTTATCCGACAGAGGAAGATTTAAAGGAAGCCATAGAGACAGGGGAACCTTTGCCTTTTAGAGATGATGTTGTTGATTCAATAAACAAGAAATATGGCAAGAAATAATATTTTAGCAAGGGAAAATCGTATTATGATTAATGAGATGAAATCAGATATCTCTTGCATAAGAAAAGACCTTAGAAATTTAACAAATCATTATTCTAAAAGACTGCCTGTATGGGCAACAATAATCATGTCAATTCTCACAGCACTGGTAACTGGATTTGTTGTAGCATTAATAAAATGAGCTCTTTAACAACAGTTGACGAAGTAAGAAGAATAAGTGGAGTCACATCCATTAATCTAGCACCAGACGCAGATGTAACAGCGTCGATAACAGAGGCTGAATCAGAAGTAGAGAAATATCTTAATACCACATTTACACCGAGAGAGAGAATAGATATTATAGATGGTGATGACACTATAAGAGTGATTGTGGATAAGAATCCTCTAATGGCACTGAGAGCATTGAAAATAAACGGCACATCAATAACGATAGATGGAAACCTGTTCATATCAAAAGAAAGCGGAAAGATAGAACTTAATTCTGATGGATCTCCAGAAGAGACGAGATTCAAGAAGAAAAAGAAAACAACTATAATAAAATACATATATGGTTCGATGGAGGAAAGTCCGATCTTAACGAGCACTACTGTGGCAGCAACCGCAGGTTCTGCTGTGGCATTGACAGTATCTGACGAAATTGGTTTCTCAGTAAATGACTGGATAGAGATATATGGGATGGATGGAAACAGGGAGTCAGCCAAAGTAACGGTCGTTGCTACGACAACAATTACAGTTGATGTCCTGTCCTTTGCCCATGAAAGTGAATCAACAGTAGTCAAACTTCAAGTGAATGATACAATCAAGAAACTTATGAGGATCATAGCAGGGATTGCTCTTGTGGCCAGAGTGGTAGGGGAATCATTCGACGATATCACGGGATACACCGTGGGAGAATTTCAGGTTCAAAAAGGAGAGCCGTTCACGCAGTGGAGGGAGACAGCCCTACAACTGCAGAAAGAGGCAAGGGAGATCCTCGCAAGAATTAAACCACGTCCGGCAATATTCTAATGACACAAGTAGGATCCCAAGCAGATTTCCAAGTCATGCTTGATGATCTAGGAAGATCGTTTAATCATATCACAGCCACAGAAACCACTGGTGTAATGGGTGGGAAATTGACAAGATCGGAGACATCTACAGCAATAACAGGTCTTATGATGGGGATCACGGAAAAGGACAGGGACATAAGAGAACTCGGACTGGCAATTACTGGAAACGTTAAATTCCTTGTTAAAGGAGATATAAATCTAAGCGAAGGGGATCAAATAGAGGACGGAACAAAAAGATGGAGGGTGGTCAGGATTCTCGGAGAAAGAAAAAGCGGATCGACGATAATATTTATTTCTGCGGTGCTGAGGAACATAGGCCTCGATTCATAATGGGACTTTCAGCCAGTTTTAAAATAGATGAGAGAAAGATTGACCAATTAACAAAGAGAGTTTTATTCAAAGCCATGTTAAGAATGCATGAAATAGCAAAAAGATTGGTTCCTGTAGATACTGGGAGATTAAGGGGATCAATAAAACTGACACCCACATTGCCTGGATCAATCATATTTATATTATTCACGAACGTAAGTTATGCTGTAGATGTGGAGTTCGGAACAAAGCCTCATGTAATAATCCCATTGGAAAGAATGGCGCTCAGTTTCAAAATAAAAGGGGAACAAGTTATTGTTAAATCAGTGCAGCACCCGGGCACCAGGCCCCAACCATTTTTCCGTCCCGCCCTCTTTCAAATTAAAAATAAAGAGTTAAAAAAAATATATAAAGAAACATTTAAATAGCAATCTTTAAAAAAAGATAAATCAACCTTAAATCAATGGAAAAAGTAAAATTTAAACAACTGGGATTTTGGATGAAGGCAGGAATCATCGGAGGAATATTCTCCATAACTTATGAAGTCCTGGGATTTATATGGGGATTTATCTTTGGATTTAAAGCAGTCATATAAAGAATCCAAAAACTTAAATAGTTCATTGAATTCTAAGAAGTGCATTGGGGTGCGACATCCAATCTAATAAGTCAAGAGGCTTAATCAAATCCAAGAGGAAAGTCAAAAATACCAAGAGGTACCATGGAAAAAGTTAATTGTAACTATTGTAAGAGGAGATTCAATATCTGGTCATACAGATTGAAGCGTTCTAAAAGAGTTTATTGTTCTAAGAAATGTTCTATTCTAAATAAGAGTGAGGATTTAATTGATGCCCATAGAGGTAAAAGATGGGGTTTCGGTGAGAGTCATATTGGAGGTTTATGGAATAAGGGACAAAGAAAATATAAGTCAAAATGTCTTTGTTGTAATGAAGAAATAAAAACGTCTGATAAAAGGAAGAAATATTGTAGTAGCAAATGTTTTTACAAATCAATGAAAGGTCAAATTCGTGAATCTATGAGTGAAAAAATGAAGGGAAATACTTTTGGTTTTAAGAAAGGGCAAAAATCTTGGAATTACGTAGATGGAAGAAGTAAGATATTGGGATCTGAGAGATATGGAGATGACTGGTTTAAAATAAGAATGCTCATATATGCTAGAGATAAATTTACCTGTCAAGATTGCGGAATAACTATGAATGAAACGAGAAGGGCACATCACATTCACCATAAAATTCCTTTTTTAATAAGTTTTGATAATTCAATGAAAAATCTAATAACGCTATGTCCACCATGTCATAGAAGAATTGAGGCAATAATCATGAAAGAATTAAAAATCCAAAAGGTGGAGGTTTAATTCCGTTGCCAACTATCTCACCTAAGGATATCATCGTGGACTTCTTGCGTTCAAATTTAGTAGATCCTAGATCAAGAGCCGAGGCATCAAAACTAGAGGAGTTCAACGGAGGAGGAACTGATTTTACTTTAACTCCACCAACAGGATCTCTTTCAGCCGTGACACTTGTAACAGTTGACGCTGTAACACAAGTCAAATGGCAGGATTACAGGATAGATTTTCAGAATCAGAAGGTTATATTTTTCAGTACCACTCCGGCAGGAGTAAATAACGTCGATATAACATACAAGCATGGAACATCGAACTGGATTTTTCCAGACAAACCATTGATTTCACTTTCTTTATCTTCATTCCCAAGAATAAGCGTTCTATCTGTTGACGGGACAGGAGAACGTCTTGGCCAGTTCAATTCAGATGTTCAAAGCACTATTCTTTATCAGATTGATTTATGGGCCGGAGAAGATTTCATAGCGACAATAGAGACGGTGAAATACTCCGGGGATAAGCTTGCAGAATATTTTGGACTCAAGGCAATTGAAGCTTTCAGAAAAAACGTGGATGATGTTCATCCTCCACTCTACAACTACAGACCAGGATATCTCAGAGACTTGCCTTACGATGATAATCTGCAGATTCACCACAAATTATTTGAAGTAGAATTCAATAGTATAAACATAGGAGAAATATAATGGTAGAGATGTATTTAGGCCAGAGAGAACAGATCGCATGGGTGGATGA